TCAAAACCTCAACTCCCCGCACATATAACCCCACCACCGGGGCAGTGACTGGTGCTGACACCACGGTCACGGTCCAAGCCTTGATCAGCAATATCAGTTCCCGCGAATCCGAAGGTCTGTACCAAACCACCGACCTCAAGGTCATCATCGGCGCCAGCGAGCTTGGCACGTACTACCCCACCGAAGCCGACCGCATCCGCTACACCCAGGCTGGAGCAACCCGCGAAGCCAAGATTCTTGCGGTCACCAGTTACCGCGGCGACTCCCCGATCATGCACACCTTGTTTGTGAGGCCCCAGTAATGGCACGCAGTCGAGGTTTTCTTAATGAGCTGGATCGTCTAGTTGAAAACATTGATCGCATCGCAGTGGCCGCGTTCAGTCGAGGTCCAGCACGCGCTGCCGAGGAAATAGTCGTTGATCTTCAAGAAGCTGGACCTGTATGGTCCGGGCGTTTCTCAAATTCTTGGCAAATTGAAACTTCCGATGGACGCCGCACCGCAGGAAACGGGGCATCCGGATTTCCTCAACGAATTTCTGCTCCTCTACTTAGTGGCAGAGGCTTTGCCTTTGATGAGATTAAATACACAATCTCCAACTTTTCCACTTACGCGGATCAAGCTCGTGATCTTGCTGAAGGCTACTACACTGATCCTGGCACAACCCCGCTAAAAGAGTACGATCGGGGTACGCGTGTTAGCGGTATTCGCGGCGATCTTATTGGAAACGACGAAGGCCCTAACCGCTCCACTGCTCCGCTTGATTGGTACGCAACTTACCTTCGCGGAGGCGCCATTGATAGGCGCATAAAAATCCAACTTGATGCTGAATTGGGTCGCATTCGATTATGAACTACCAAGCCATCCGCGCCGCTGTCGAGAATCCGCTGCTTAGCGCGTTCAGTGCACTGGTACCTGCGGTGCCGGTCTATTTCGACAACATCACGGCCGTACCGCCAAACACTACGACAGAGTACGTCCGCGTCAATGTTACTTTCGGCATTACCAACGAAGCCACGCTTACCTCCAGCGTGGACAACGCGCGTGGAGCAGTTGTTATCCGCGTATTTACGGAAAAAGGCCGCGGCCCCGCCCGCAACCAGACGCTGTTAAACACCGCAACCGCCGTGCTGGAGACACTGAACGACACGGCAAAAACCGCCACCGGTGTCTATTTCCGTGTCTCAAACATTAACGGCCCAACATTTTCCTCTACGGAAGACAGCCCCCACTTTGTGGGCCGTATTGAAGCAGGTTATGTAGCCACTGTTCTGAGCTAGGTATCAGTAACAACTGGCGCTAACCTGTATTAAGCCGGGCAGTGCCCGCCCTTTACCTCCAGCCGTCCTATGACCGCAACCGTCATTACGGGCACGTCCGGTGCCTTCTACTACAAACCCGCCGGCACTGTCGGCACCTTCGGTGAAGCTGCTGTCAACGACACCACCAACACCATCACCGTCGAAACCTTCTATGGTTTCCAGGTTGGCGACCCCGTCAAGTTCAGCGTCCAAAACAGCGCTGGTGCCAGTCCCACCGGCACTCTGCCTGCCGGCCTGACGGCTGGTACGACCTACTACGTGATTGCGTACACCGCCAGCACCGGTGCACTGCAGGTGTCCGCCACTGACGGTGGCGCCGCTGTGGACATCACCGACAACGGCACTGCCGTCGGCAACAACTACTTCCAGGTGGCTTACGCCGACTACGAGTCGGTAGGCCAAGTGCGCGAGTGGTCGTTTGAAATCACCCGCACCGAGATTGACGTCACCACGATTGGACAGCAAGCTGCCCAGTTTGCCCCGTTCCGCAGCTACGTGGCCGGTTTCGCCGAAGGCACTGGTTCTACCACCGTGTACTTCACCACGGACGACGAGAACTTTGCCAACCGGATGATCAACGACATCATCCAGCGCAACCAGACTGGTGCCTTCGTCAAGCTGTATGTCGACCGCGTCTACAGCTCTGGCACGGTCAGCGAAACGCTGAGCCGCTCGATCTCCATGCCGATCGTGCTGACCTCCGCCAGCCTGACGGTCAACCCCGACGATGCCATTGCGGTGGCCATCAACTTCCGCCCCAGCTCCTCTCCGACCTTCGACCTGATCAAGACCGCCTGATAGGGTACTGGAGCAGTCAGTTCAGCACCCCGGCCTCCCAGCCGGGGTTTTTCATGTCTACTCCGCTACACTAGATCGAGACTACTGAGACTTATGCCTCCCGTTACTCCGGTCCGCGCAATCGACCGTCTGCGCAAAGCCGCCAACCTAGAGCCCGTCAAAAAGTGCGTGGAACTTTCTGACGGCAGCACGTTTGAGATGTGGGTGGCACCGCTGACGATGGCCGAGCGCGAGCGCGCTCAAAAGCAGGCCAAGTCCGACGACGCCAACGCCTTCGCCCTCCAGCTACTGATCTCCAAGGCTTTGGACGACACCGGGGCCAAACTGTTCAGCGCTGGCGAAATCGACGTCCTCAAAAACGAGGTGAAGGACAAGGACCTCCAGGCTTTGATGCTGGCGATCCTGACCGACGACGCCGAGCCCATCGACCCAAAGCCCTAAGCGCCGAGCTGCGCAAGGACAGCTGGCTCATGCTCCAGTTTGGCGTCGCCAAGGAGCTGGGACTAAGCCTTAGCGAAGTCCGCACCACGATGACCGCCGAGGAGTTGCTGGGCTGGAGCGCCTACTTCCAGATCCTGAACGAGGATCAACAGAAGGAGATCGAAAAGGCCAAACGCCGCCGCTAACCCGGCGGCTTTTTTGTCACGTAAACTGAAGTACCAGAGTGTGACGCGACGCCGTGGCCGCCTACAGAGCTGACATTGAAATCGGCGTAGTAGGTGCTGCCAAGCTTAAAGAGTTACAGGATCGTATTACTCGTCTTTCTCGTGCAATAGATGATGCAAACGTAAAAAAGTTTATTGACCATAACGCGGTACAGAGTCTTGCGGAGTATTCGGGGGCAGCAGGAAAAGCGGCAGCAAACCTACGTGAAACAGCTATTCAATTAAATGCGGCAGGAAAAGCATCGGGAGATTATGCAAACGCCATAAGCCAACTGGTCACAGCAGTTGGACAAGAAAATAGCGCATTAAAAATACAAAACGATTTAATTAAAGAAGAAATTGAATTGAGGCGTCGAGCAAAATTAGCGGCCTCGGGTATTAGAGAAACAACGCAGTACTCGGGTCCCATCGGCCCCGGTCCAGCATCGCCTGTTGCTTTAAGCAGCCGAGTCGAAGGACGGATTCGCCAAACTCTGCAGGAGCGGCAGGGACGTCAACAACTTACAGCAATACTGCAAGATCAGTTTGAAGCAGAGCGTCGATTAGCAAACAACCAACTTGACGAAAAAGCTGCCCGTGTCCAAGCTGAATTAGATAAACAGGCGGCGGCCGCTGCCGAAAGTGCCGCTCAAATAGATAAACTAACCGCGCGACAAGCCGACTTCACTGCGCGCACAGACGCTGCTGCTCAGGCTGCGGCTCGCCAAACTTCCGCGTTTTACAGGCAGCTACGTATCGTAAAAGAAGTAGCCAAAATCAATGCTGCCGCTGGCCCTGCACAGCTTTTATTGGCCCCGTCTGCACCTGGTGCGCCCGCCATGAGCGGAGGAGCACGCCGCAGAATTACAGGGCAAGTTGAGCGTCTTGGTGGCGCACGTACAGCAGACGAAGCCGCCGCAACCCTGCGACTTGCGCGAGCAACCGACACACTGGCTCAATCAACTAACAAAATTGATCCGCAGTACAACCGCTTTTTGCCGGACGCAGCAGCATTAAACGCTGCAGGACGCGGCATTCAGCGTCTCACTACCGATCAGCAAGCGTTTAACGAACAACTAGCACGAGGTATTCGTTTTAACGAAAAATACACGCAGGAACTTGAGCGCCGTAGACGTTTGGGTATAGATACGCCCACGTCTAACAGAATGCCAGGCACGAGTGGGAGAACTGGAGGACCGTTCCCGATGGCCGGCCCTATTCCATTGTCCCAATATGGTCAAACTCGACGCACAGCGGCATCATCTGCACTAGGCGCAACGTTACGGCAACGCGCGGGCGGGGCGCTTGGTAACGCAGCGATTGGTGGCGCATTCCCTCTGCTGTTCGGCCAAGGCGCCGGAGCAGCAACTGGCGGTGCAATCGGCGGTTTGATAGGTGGTGCTTTTGGCGGAGTCGGCGGTTTTGCCGGTTCGTTGATTGGTACTGTCATCGGCGACATTGCAGCAAAAGGCGACAAGGTCCGCCAGCTGGCCGAAGACATCGGTTTTTCCGCTGAACAGACCAAACTGCTGGAACAATCCTTTAAGCAAGCCGGCCGCGAGTTTGACAACTTTGAAGCCTCGGTCCAAGCCATCCGCGGCGTGGGACTGGCCATCAACGACCAAGCTAGCGCTATCCAGGCCGCCAGCCAGCTCGCCGAAACCTACGGCGGAAAGATCGACAAAATTACCAACGCGTTTGCAGCAGCACTATCCAGCGGCAAGGTTACCCAGGCCACGCTTAACCAGCTGACCAAGCAAGGTATTCCAATCCAAGAAAAACTAGCTGCAACTTACGGCGTAAGCCGTAGTCAACTATTGGCTATGGCCAAGGACGGAGAAATCAGCGTCCAGCAACTCTCCGATGCCTTCGTCAGCCTAGCGAACGAAGCATCTACTAAAGCAACCGCAATTCCATCCGCATACGAGACAGCATTTAAGCAAATTCAGCAATCAGTAAACGAACTCGTCGGCCGCGTTTCTGCCGCCTTTAATGTCCAAACAAACAATATGACTAGCGCGTTTGACAACGCCGTTAGTCGGATTGGGACAGCAGTTAGCCAACTTATCAATCGTTTTACGCCCTTAATTGAAACTATTGCAAACCTTGTCGCAGGTTTTATTAACCTTGGTACACAAGCTGCATCCGCATTGCTAGCAATTCCAGGCTACATAAATACTGTAGTAAATGCTGTAGTGCTAATGATCCCAGGTCTGTCATCCGCTTTGTATCTACTGGAGCGCATTCAACAAATCACTGGAGGCGGCAAGGGTGCTAAGACCGCTGCCGATTACGGGCGCTACGCTCCAGGCTTCATGCAGCAAGCAGTACCAAAGCCGATTCCCGGTATTACTGCTCCTAGCCAAGCTGCTGCGAGCGGCACTAGCGGTAAAGGGCCTAAAGGTCCAGAAGATCGAACAAAATCTCTACTTGCTGATTTAGAGGCAATTACGAAAATTGCAGCTACCGAAAATTTAGTTCGCGATCTAATGTTTGAAGGTCGCGATATAAAAGCCGCCGAAGTAGAAATAGCTTCCAAGTTGTACGACATAGAACGCGACAGGATTAAAGCACTGGAGTCTGCAAACTTTGAAAGCGAAAAGGATGTTATTAACAAGATTGCTGCAGCCCGTGCACAGGCAGCACAACTGGAGCTAGAAGACAAAATTAGAGAGATTACTTCCCAACGTTTTGCCGAAGAACTTAACGCTCAGCAAGCCGTAAGAGACTCTGTAAAAGTTTTCACTGACATGCGTAAAGAGCAGGAGCTGCAAGCACAGTACGGTAAAACATACCTGCGTCTCGTAACTGAAGGTATGCTGCCCGCAGAAGCAGAACGCATCGCCAATTTTGAAAAGCTGGTAACCCAACAATTATCCGCTGTTGCGGAGCAGTTAAAGATTACTGAAGCCGCAATACTGGAAGCCAAGGCTCGTGGCGCCAGCACGGTTGAACTGGAAAAACAATTAAAAGCACTCAAAGCGCAACAAGAAGCCATTAAAGGGGAAGCCGCTAAAGGTCCTGGTAAAGCTGCTACACCTACAGAGCGTTTACAAGATGCAATCGCCACGGCGCGCGGTGAGCTTAATAATCTCACCGATCCAATTAACCAAGTTATTGCTGGGGCAGCCGCAA